TTGCCATTTGTTTGTGTAAGTTGACTGCTTCCATGATAGCTCCTTAAGGATTGGGGTTGATGCCTGTGCCGGTTGAGTAGCCAATTTTCTCGCCACTCTGAACTTCAAGTGCCGCCAATTGCTTGGCAGTTTGGTTGTCTTCTGAGTTTGTGAAGATGCGGGTTTGGTTGTCTACATCGTTGCGTGCATCTTCTGCCTGTTGGCGCATTTGTTCGCGTGCCAATTCTGCTTGTTGACGCTGCTGTTCCATGGCAAGCAACGCTTGGCGCTCTTCTTGCTTGTCTGCCATTTCTGCCTGCTTGATTGCCATGTTGGCCTGATCTGCTGCCTGTTTGCGTTCCACTTCCTGTTTGGCAATGTCCGCTTTGGGATCGCCCATGTTGGGAGGTGCCATGGATTGCAAAACCTGCACTGCCTGTTCGATGATGGGCGGCAATGCTTGCAATGATTCGTTGACTTCCTTCACCACTGATTGACTTGCCGCTGCCATGACTTGGTCGAAAGCTTTCTTCTCCTCTGTGCTTGCCTTGACCAGCAGCTTCTCAATGGGTTGACCAGCAGCTTCTGATGCCACATCCACCATTCTACTGACATACCACAGCACCATGTGCTCCCGCAAATGCTCAAGTAGGATGGGAATGGCTGTGGGTGCTGCTACTCTGCTTGCCCCGAGCACAGGGCTGGTCAAGAAGTCAAGGTGCACTTGGATGTGGGCAAGGTGATCTTGTTCTGGGAATGCTGCAACAGGTCTACTCATACTAGCTGCCACATTTTCATTGACTGCATTCATTTCTTTTACTTCAGGCTGTGGCAGGAGCAAAGATTCACCGTCAGGCACTTTGAGTTGCTTCAGCAACATCTTTTCAACTTCACGCGCGTTGTACAAGCCTGGGTGAGTATCTGAACGCTGAACTATCGTTTGCACCTGAGCAAAGCGCTGAGTGTCACTGTAAATGTTGGGATCAGATACGGGCACCACATTCATTGGGCCTTCAAAGTCCTTGCGATACGCCAGCAGCTCACCCGCGTCATCATAGATTTCTTGCTCATCCATGTAGAAGCGGTTGATGCGGTAGAGGACATTTAACAAGCGACCCATCGCGTCATGCACTCGCATGTGGATGGCAGAGAACACAGTCATGCCCTGTTCCATGCGCGCAAGTGTAGTGCCAACAGGTGTGTTGGCGTTGCTGTCCGCTAAGTCCTCAAATGTCGTTCTGACTACGCCTTTGCCTGCGTCAATCAAAAAGCCCATCAACTGAAATAGTACAGCAGAGGGTGGGTTGAATGGCATGGGCATCATTACTTTGCGAATGTCATCCTGCCCAAACGAGCCCTCTATCTCATGCACCTCAGTTGGGTCAATCCGGTCTGTCTGCCCACCAGAGCCACCTTTGAGTTTGAGTAGGCCTGGGAAGTTGTTGATATGGGCTGAGTCAAGCAAAGAGCGCAAAGCGCCAGTGGATGCTGCTGACAAACCACCAATCATGTGAGTCAGGCCAATGGGGTAAGCTCCGCGCCATGGAACAAATGGGAATTCGATGATGTGCATCAGCTCATCCATCAACTTATCTTCCTCTTCCCAATTGCGGTAGATGGCTAGCACCTTTTGTGTGCTCTTGTCTACTGAAATGATGTATGGGGCTGGACCATCTGTGTCATCTTCCACATCGTAGTAAACAGCAATCTCGAAAATGGTTCGCAAGCCATCGGTGTTATACCCATCTGACTGGCGTCCTTCTATTTTGTCATTTGCTGTCTCTGCCTTAGATACTTCTGGGGTATGGGGCTCAGGAGTCAGCTCGATGTCTCGGTACATGCCTGACTTCACCCGTTGACCATACTCCAACTTGGTGATGTACTGCACATGCGTCTTGCGTTCTGCTGTGTAGAAGTTGGTAGCAGCAAATGGCAGCAAAATGTCGTCTGATGAGACGAACATGGGCAATGGGCGTTTGCGTTTTTGGTCCCATGTGAGTTTGATGTACTGCACACCAGACAACGGCATTTGGGTGGACATCTGCTCAAGCTCTGCTCTAAACTCTGGCATCTGTTTGGTCATTTGCCAGTTGAGGAACTTGGTGATGCGTTCTGCCTTCTTGTACTTGTCTTTAGTCACACTGCCAATGATGTCTTGGCGAGCTGGACCTGTGGGTGGAAAGATCTCTTTCATCACCCGAGCAGAAAAGTCAACGCATGCCTCTGTCAGCATGGGATGCACTACTTTGGATGCACCGGTGAATGAGGCGCCACCTGGGGCGTCATCACCTAAACCTGTTCGCCTAATGCCTTCCTCATACTGCTCATCCCGACGCTTCCGCGCCTCTTTATCCTTCTCAACCAACTCACACAAGTCAGCACCTATGATGGCAAGTTCGCCCTCTGGCATGTCCTCTGCTATGTTGGCATAAAACTCTGACTCACCAAGCAATGGTGCTTGGCTAATCTTAACCATTGCACCACCATCTTCTGTGTCCTTCACATCTTCATCATCGTTCTCAATGGGCATCATCTCGCCCAGTTGGTCTTCCATTGTGTCGTCTGTGTCAGCCATTTGCTGTGTCCTTTATGCGGCGTATGGGTTATGGCGGGCGATCACTGGCTTGCGAGGTCTAGCTTCTTTGACGGGCAAGGTGACAGCCATTTGGTTGCGGTCAGCAAGTAGGCGGAGGGCTTGAGTAGTAGCATCAACAAAGTCATCATGCTTGATTGAACCTTCACCATGGAAACTGCAAACCTGAGTGATTAAAGGATCTGCCCAGGAGCGTGGCATGCCAGGACGCTTTTCCGATTCCACTACCCAGACATGTCCATGAGCAAAAAGGTGAGATACGGCATGCAGTCGCTGAAGTTTGTCTGCCCTGCCTGGATTATAAGGGTATGCCAAGATATCTTCACGCGCAAGCATCTGTCTCAAAGAAATCCCTGACCCTTTGTCCTCAATCACCAGCAGGTCAACTGACTTGCCACCTAGGAGTGATTGCTTAGGACCAACCAATGGTTGAATCATGGGCCTTAAATCCTCATCTCCGTATTTGACTTTATACTCTTTCTTTACCCGTTCAATGAGGTCTGGCAACCCAAGGTGATCTTGCCAGCAGTCAAGTAACAGGAAGTTCGGTCGCTTGTCATGCCGGAACAATCCCCAGACAGAGCATGCTGTTGGGTCTGAGTCATGTGTCTTTTTGTCCGTTGTCTTTTCAGTGAACGCTGTGTCCAACGACATGACTATGTACTCGAAGCCTGGCAATGGCTTGTCTGCAGGCCATAACTTGAACTGGCTTCTCTTCACTATGCCTGACTCTTCTGGGTCTATGACCTCAGCATAGATCTCTTGTCTTCCCAACTGTGTGCCCTCATACTGCGACAGCTGGTCAATGAATGACTTGGCTAAGTTGTCTTTGTTCTCATAGGTTGACCCGCGAGTCACATAGACAGAGCCTTTCTTCTTCTCTCCATCCTTAATAAGTTTCCTTACCAACTCAATAGGCCTTGGAGTGGTTGTGACTACTACCTGTGGGTGTTCGCCCAGGCGCAATCCAAACTTCATCATGTCCCATGTCTCATCTGCATATTGCCATGCTGCCAACTCATCGCACCACACACGGTGATGCTGTGGGCCACGAAGTCGATCTGGTTCCTGTGCTGAAAAACCTTTGATGACTGATCCATTCTCTAAAATGATTTCTGATATCGTTCGGTTGTAGGACCTGATGATGGTTTCAGGTAGCACAGACAGCATGCCTGATTCACCCTCAATGCAGGTGTCTCGAATGTCACCAGAGGTTGGTGCAATGATGGAACAACGGGAACCTGGGTGTTGGGTAGCATACCAAGCGGTGTCCTCCGCCCCTGTCCTTGTCTTCCCAAACCCTCGGCCTGCCAAGATCAACCAGACATCCCAATCACCAGCAGGTGTTCGTTGATTGTCCCTTGCTGTTGCTAGCCATCTCATGCGCCATGCCAACAGCGTCAGATCAAACACCGACAACTCAGCAAGTGAGCTGTCTAAGTTGTTTGGGTCAATGGCTACTGTCACTTGCCGCTCAGTTTGCTCATTGCTTGGGAGATCTCATCTATCAGCTTTAGGCGAACCTCAATTGGGTTTCCATCAGCACCTGTGACCTCTATCGACCTGCGCTTGGAGTGCCCATACTGGACAACCTCTTTCAGCGCATCTTTCCTAACAGCAACAGGAAGGTTTTTGTCAAAAGCGATTTCGGCAAGCTCAGTCAATGGATCACCAAACTTGTCAATGATGGATTCCCAAGTGTCTTGCTGTGTCTTGCGCTTGGATGTGCGCGCAGCTGGGATGCCAGGAGTAGCAGCAGATAGTAGTGAAGCAGCTGGCTTCAAGTCAGGTGGCATTTTATCCATACGACAAAAGGTGTGAAGTTAATTTCGTGCCATTATAACTACAACTTCAAACAAATTGCTACCACCTTATACACGTACGTGAACCAAACCATAAAATTTTTTATATCACCACAAGAAAAAGCGTTGCAGCTAAGCCATTGTTAGCAATCAGTAACATATTAGTACTTATTAGCATTTATTAGTACTGCTATTAGCAAATAATCTTTGTTTCCGTGCATATTATTAGCATATTAGCATTTTCAACTTTTTTCTGAAAAAAAAATAATTGGTGTTCTCTTTCTTCACGTGTATAAACCACTAAAAAACTTTCCCCACCCATCACTAAATGCTTGATTTATATGAAACGGCCTCAAACCCCTCACAAAGACTTAACATAAATGCCCTCAATTCCACCTCCCAATTCACCATCTCAACCATGGAATATTGATTGATTTCGCCTGCCAAACTGCCAGGAATTGCAAAAAAACGGGTATCCAACTGCACTAAAACCCAACTTTTGCCGCCATTTTTGGTCTGATTGAAGTGCCAATTGACCTGTTCCTGTGTCAATCCACGCTGACTTTTGAACACTATAGTTTCCTTTTTGGCGGGCACCTTACCATGTTTAAGCTCTATCCATCCCTCCATCCCTTTCACACAAAAGTTGGCATCTGGCATACCATCAATCACCCCGTTCTCCACCCTCTCCCATCTTCCCGGCAAATCTTGTTTGCGGACGATATCCCTCAAACGGTTCCACAATAACTTTTCTGACATCTGGCTTTTCCTTATTCATTGCCAACAAAATAGCCACCAAGCACACCCAAAAGGCAACCCCTGACACCATGAGTACAAAGATGCCAACTGATGCCACTGCTTCTATAAGTGTCATACCTTCCCCTCCATACATGGATGCTCATCTGCCGCTCTTTTGTTGAGAAAGATCATTTTGCATTGAGTACAGCGCCACAACTGCCCCTCCTCTATTACTGTGCGCCTTGCCCCATGCTGCCCTCTCACCTTGCCAAAGAATGTTTTGATTGTCTCAATCATTTTTTCTAATCTCAACTGCTGAACAAATCACATCTATGACCACTGGCACTCGTTGACCATTGAGCATGGTGTGGCTGTAGATCATGCGGGGGCGCATGTTGCTGTTCCTGCACTCCTGCACTGCCTCTATCGACGCTGACCTGTCCATCGGATGCACCTCTCTCTGCACCACCATTTCTTGGAAATGTGATGGCTTGGGTGGTGGCTCCCGGTACACCACAGGCGCAGGGGCAGGTGGTGTGGACGAACATGCGCTCACAAAGGCGCAAAGCAATATAACTGTTCTCATCTCTACTGTACTCCTTTAATCTCTAACCCAACCTGCAACCCATCGGCATACCCCTTTGCATATGCCGCCTCCAACGCCTGTTGCAACACCACAATCTGCGTCCGCATCATCGTCTGTTCCTGCAACACTTTATCTATCTGCGCATCCAAATCGTCCATTACTTTTGTCATTTCACTCATATGCTTTTCTCCTGTATATCGTAGAACCAATCATCGCCTGCCGCCCATTTCCGTGTCCCATCTACCGACCAAAAAACCTGTGCTGCCTGAAAATCTGGAAACTTGGTTTCCGCTGCTATCAATGATTGGTCATACCAAAGGCAACGGTTGTTGGGTTGGCAGGCAAACTGTCCATTGTCCAGCTTAATCCAGTTGAACGACTTATGCTCCTCTGCCTGCTCTGTAAACCCTGTGTCCAAATCCATGCCATCAGCGCAGAAATCAACTGTAAACATGTACTGCCCAAAGTGCCATTGCTTGTCTTTGCCCAAGAACTTCACACCCAGATTGCGCAAACCAATCTTCTCAATGATGGTGAACCTGTATCCCATACAGTCCCACAGTTGTAAGGTGTCAATGGGCAAGTAAGGACCCTGCGAATCCTCTGTGTGCCAAACATAGGCATGGATAGGCAACTTGTCGTACAGCGCACCATACGCTGGCAGCAACGATTCAATGCGAAACACCTGCCCCCTCAACGCCTTAAGGCTCACCCAAATGGCTGGCTCCAATTCACCATGCCCCTTTTGAAAGTTGTAAAGGAATTCCCGCTTCACAAAGCATTTGATGGGCGGCAATGCTGCCACTATGTAACTCATGTATTCTTCTCCTTTGTAGTGCGCATTGCTTCTTTGAAAGCGGCAATTCTGGCTTGATGCTCAGGCGTATATTGCGGTTCTGTAGAAGGCGGCAGGTCTAAGATTTCACTCATCAAATGCACCCCACCATCCGGTCTTTCAATGCAGGCAACCACGCCGATGCGTCCGTCTTTTTCCCAATACGCCTTGAACGAATACTTGGGTGGCTCTTGCTCTGTGCGCTGTGCTGGCGCTTGCATTGAGTATTGACACATACACCCTTGCAATATGCTTGAGTGAAGACCTGCTACCTTTCCGCAGTTTGGACAAGTGTTCATGTGTTCTTCTCCTTGAAGCTGTTCAATGTACTCACGCAGTTCGTCAATTTCTTCATGCAACCTCTGTTGAATCATTGAGTTGCTAATCATTCCGCTTTGATGGTCAGGGTGTTCTTCACAGCGTTGAGAGAAGTATTTGATGTCTTCGTATTTCATGTGTTCATCTCCATTGGTGGTGTGCAAGTATGAATGCTGTCTATGCCACCCACTCGCTTCCCGCATCGTGAGCAAAAGTTCTGCTCTGTGCGCTGTGGTGCAACGACACCATGCACTGATTCAAACTTCATTGTTCTGCCGCAAGTGCAGTTGTATTGAAATATCTTTAGAGGCTCTTGCTCAGTCTGTGCCAAGGCTTCTTTAATGGCGGTGATGGCTTTGTCTGCTTTGTCTTCAACCTTGTGATATTTCCACGCATCTTGTGGCGGATCGGACATAAACATGATGCCGTGATATCTAACAGCGTTTTCCAACGCATCAAGTGCCAGCTTCAATGCTTCTTGTGTCATGTGTAGTCTTCCTCCTCTGTGTGCTCAGTCAGTCTTGCCATCAGCCGTGCAATGCGTTGTTCGTTGTACTGTATTGCCGCATTCGCATACTCAGCCGCAGTCTCAGCTTCCAGCTTGCGTAGGTGTGCTTCACGCAGTTCGGCGGCAATGACTTCGTGAATCGTCCTAGCCCTCAACACCTCTTTGATGTATTTGACGGTTGTTGATCTGAAGCTCATTTTTTCATTTCTCTGATATAGATTGCAAAACTGCTGATGGTGTCGTTGCCAAACGCCTTGAACTTTTCTATCTCTCTGGCTACCTCCTCAATCACTGCGTTCCGCAACTCATCGTAAAACTCCTGCTGTGTCTTGACTTCAAGCTCTGTTGACTGCCCAATGTCATCCAACACCTCATAGGCCTTTTCAATGTACCCATCGCGCAACAATTCTTTGGCGGCCAACACCGCCATTATCTGCCGCTTCCTCATTTGAGTGTGCTCTTGATGTAGTCACCCGCTAAATCAATCAGACCATACCAATCAATGCCTGCCGCCTCTACCACCTTCTCCCCCGCCTCAAGCAGCTCTGCAATTTCATTCGCACTCAAATCGTCCAAGTCATACTCAACGCCGTTGACTAAAAACACATTACTGTCTTCTGTCCGCGGGTCATTGGGATGCCCGGTGCATGGTCCCCATGTTGCCTCATCGCCTGGTCCTGCTGTAATTCTGCTCATATCTTTTTACTCCTCTTTCTGTGGTTTTGGACAATTCTCTGGCACCTTTACCAGAACGTAAACAGCGGCATACCCACCACCCCTTTTCAATGGCTGTTGCCACCTATCAATGTAGACATCAGGCATCTGGCGAATGATGTTGGAGATGCTTGCATACGCCCTCCCCGTCACCCCCTCCAACTCCCTAATGGTCATCCCATCCTCTGTCTTCCTAAGCGCACGCCTAATGGCTTTAATGGTTGCAGGTGAATCAGGATTCATTTGTAGACATCCCAAAGCAAAAACACACAGCCCAATAGGCCAACAATGGTCAACAAGGTGTCTAAGGTATCCAAACTGGCGCCTCCTCATAATTGTCTGGGTTAAAGGGGACAGGGCGGTTGCCTTTGTCCTTCGGGTTGGGAAATGGGGGGAAAGGCCAAGTGTTCATATTGTCACCATCAGCACATGGGTTTCAATACGGTCAACCACTGATGCATCCTTACCACCAATGTGCCACATGTACTTGCCCAGGGGTGTTCTTGGCATCTTCCAGTCATAGATCGTTGCCACCTGACCATCGCCAAATGTGAGAACCCATTCGCATGTCGTCTTGTCCCCATTGCGCTCATACGGCAAACCAAAAGCCTCAATGAGGTCCTCATACGTTGTCTCCACATACCCCACAAGGCCTGTGCCATTGCGTTGACCACCGCGTGTGAATTGCATTGACTTTTTCATTTCTTTCTATCCTTTCTGTTGATGTGAGATTTAATTGTATGGTATTTTTCATTTGTCAACAAGTGTTTTTGTTTTTTCTTGTAAAAGTTTTTTTGCCTCTCTTGCGCTCATTCTTACATGCGTCTTTCTATTTTCTTTCTGTGTTTTTCTTTTTTCCTCTGCAGCAGCAAACTTTGCGTGCCTTTTATGTGCCTTTTCTGCATCCTTGGGCAGCATCAATTCTGGGTCTTCCATTCGCAACACAAACTGTCCCTCAGCCACATACCTTATGGATGCGCGCTTGATGAGTTTGCGCAGGAATGTTGCCTCCACTTCATAGGTAGAGAAGCGGTCAAGGCAATCGTCACTCAAACAATACCTGCGCCTCCATTGCAAATTGTCTTTGGGCGCGGAAAAAGCAACCCTTGTCAACCCACCGCATGTGATGCATTTGATTCCAGCCATTGTCAGTTCACCTCACCCCATGAAGGACCAAACTCTGCATCCACCAACAACGGCACCCTCAGCCCTTCAATGGATTGAGTCATAATGCGTTCTATTTCTTCCACCTCTTGCTCCTTGCCCTCAGGAATGGAGAAGCACAACTCATCATGCACTGTCAACAGCATGGGAATGTCATTCAACACATCCGATGCCTGCAGTTTGACCATTGCCATTTTGATGAGGTCAGCGGCAGAACCTTGAAGGAGGCGGTTAAGTGCTTTGTGGGTAAATGAACGCCTGATCTTGTTGCCCCATTTCTCTTTGGCGGCCTCATACGGCAGCGCCTCAAACTCATCCTTCGCACTCGTTGGTTCCCACATGTCAAACCTTGAATACCTACCTGCAAACGTCCTGATGAATCCCCTTTGTGACGCCCGTTGGCTTGCGAGGTTGTAGATGTCTTTGACAAAGGGAAAAGTGCTGTGGTATTGATTGAAGAGTGGTTTTACATCAGCAAGCTCTCGCCCCAAGTTAGCAGCCAGCGCCTTTTCGCCCATCCCATACACCAAGCCAAAGTTGATTGACTTGGCTTCCTTTCGTGGCACCCCTGTCAACTCACTCACAAACGCATGGAAATCAGTGTCTGGATTCGTTCTGTACTGACTGCGGGCAAGGTCTGCTGTCTCCCCTGCTCCGTAGTGTACGAGCATCCGGTATTCGATCTGACTGTAGTCGAAGGATCCCCATCGAGGATGATGAAGATCAGGAACAAACAGAGAGCGTATAAGCGGACCCAGTTCGGGGTCGCGCGCTGGAATATTTTGTAGGTTAGGAGTGCTACTAGAGAAGCGACCAGAAACAGTCCCAGACTCATCAGAGCGAAGTGGATGAAATTGTCCATGTATGCGTCCATTTATGTGTGAATTGGTGATGTAAGAGCGGAGGAAGGTGTCACGCGCTTTGGTGAGTTTGCGGCATTCAGCAATTTCTGGTATGTTCTTCTCCAACCAGTCAGACCTGAATGAGGGGGCGCCTTTGGCAGTTTTGGGATAAGACAAATGGCGGCTCTTGGCAAGCCGTTCCACATCTTGAGCAGCGTAGATGTTCAACCCACCTAGCGACTTCTCAATGGTTTCAATTCGTGCACTGAGCCCGTCATCAATCGCCTGCAACTTGTCAAGGTCAACCCTTACCCCATGCCGCCTCATCTGCAACAGCAATGGGATTAAAGCAGTTTCTAGGTTGAACAGTTCAACCAAGTCATCACGTTGCAAGATTTCTTTTTGTGCATTCCAAATGCGGATAGGCAATGAGGCATCAGCTTCTGCATATGGGCCCACAAGTACAGGTGGGCAGCGGTAGATGTTGGCTGCTTGTTTCCGGTCTGCATTGCCACCATACGCCCTGCTTGACCAGTCGTACAAAGCGCTCTCAAGTTTTGTTTCGCCCAGGTACTTCTTTGCCAATGCATTGAGTGAGTAGCTCTGCGCGTTCTCATCAATGAGGGGCTCTGCCAACTGAACATCACAAATGGGCCCAGCCACATGCACATCTAAAGTGGACAACCAACCCAGGTCATACTGGGAGTTGGCGAAGATGTATTCACGCGCTCTGTCAGACAAGACATCTTGCAAGAAATTGATAACCTGTTCCTTGTTCTGATTCTCACCCATGGTGTGAGCAATTGGGAAGTACCAAGCGGCATCAATAGTTGCAATGGAAATGCCTGCCACATACCCATGCCCCGTTGCCCACCCAGGACCCAAGTCAATCAATTTGGGGTCATAGGTTTCTGTATCTACACCCAGCTGAACCACACTGTCTAAATTCGGGAATTCTCGCAGTTGCCAGCCCGTGTCCGGTATGGAAGGTAGTGCGCGGTTAGTTTGTTGCTTCGCGCCGCCTTTGGCTGGTTTGACGACCTCAATATCTTCCCAGAACAATCCAACTGAATCATGTCTCATTGACGGACCCCCACAATCATCCCCCGCATCCCCTCCGGGCCTGT